CTGTAGAGGAAGCAATAGATTATTACCTAAGTGAAACCGCCCTAGAAGGCAGAAAAATAAACACAGCCGACTTTGCGCGCATTAAAAACCAGCTAGGCAATTTACCTGCCACATCCGTCACCCCATCTATATGCCGCAATTATCGTAGATCGAACAGCGATATAAGCAACGGTACTGTAAGAAAACAGATAACGATGCTACGCGCCGCGCTAAGGTACTGCGTTAAAAACAGGAAAATAGGAAATGACTTTGATTTCTGGCTGCCTAGCGATAACAGCCCCCGCGATAGGTGGCTAAGCAAAGGCGAGTGTAAGGCTTTAATTGACAGCTTACAGCGCCCATACCAAAAAACGTTTGCCCAACTGGCCCTATCAACTGGCGGCAGGCGCACTGCTGTATGCCAGATACATAAAAGCCAGTATGCCCGTGGGGTGCTAGATATGCGCATTTCACAGCAAACAAATAAACGTAGGGGTTTGGTACCCGTCATAAAAGATAGTGCTTTAGAGGGCGTTTTGCTGGCAGCTATAAAGCGCAGCCGCAGTGGGTACCTTGTTGAGTGCAGGGGTAGGGCAATAACCCCAATAACAGCCACTAACTTTATTAAGGCGGCTGGGGTATCGGCTGGGCTTGGAGTTATAGGGCCGCACACGCTTAAGCACACCGCATGCGTGCACATGGCCCAAGCTGGCGTACCGCTGGAAGATATTGCCGACTATACGGCTACCAGTTTAAAGACTATCCACGATAACTACCTTCACCACACGCCAGAGCGCGGGCTTAGGGCTGCAAAGGCGCTGGCAGATATTTATTAGCGCGTGGTAACTGAACCCTTACAGTTGTAAGGTTTGCTAGGGTTTAAGTATCAGGGAAAAGCTATACAGGGTAAGCAGTTAGCATGTTTGGGGAAAGCCCCCTGCTAAGGGAGTATGGGTTAAAAGCTCATCGAGGGTTCGAATCCCTCCCTCTCCGCCACTTTCACCTTACAAAACAACAACTTACCGGAATAATTCCCGCAAAAACACGACACCCAATAACTTTTAAATGTGTAAACATTGTAGTGCCAATGGTTATTTTAGTATTATTTTTAATAATGCGTATCTTTTAATTCCTTACAATCCCTTACAACTGTAAGGGTTCCCTTTTGTTTTGCTGTTATATCCCAAATTGCGGTTTAGTGCCTATGGCACTATACTTATAATTCACAGGAGGCGCATATGACTGACAACGTAAATTCACCCATGCACTATATAGGCGACATCGAATGCATAGATGCTATTGAAGCTAGCATGTCACCAAGTGCTTTTCGAGGGTACCTAAAAGGGAACGTTCAGAAATACATATGGAGGTACGAAACAAAGAACCCCGAAAACAGGGTTGAGGACTTACGAAAAGCCGAATGGTACCTAAAGCGCCTTATATCACTCAAACTAGAAGCAATTGCTGAAACAGCGGAATTTGCATCGCAAAGCCCATTAAAACGAGCCGAGATGTTGCAAACCCAAAGAGGCACCAGTAATGACACTAATGACATTTAGGAACTTTTGCGAAAAGTATTACAGGGAAAACCAACGGGAACGCAAGAATTGGCTAGATAGGCCGGTGGCGTTTGAAGAATACCTCAATGCTAATTTTGATTTTCTTAAGCAAGAATACAAGCTTTACCGATCTACCGGCTGCGTTTCCTGCGAGGAATAATAAAATGGGCTAGAGGGAACCACCCCCCTAGCCCAACCCAACGTAACCAAAAGCCGCAAGGGCTAAGGGATACTTCGAATATTATAGCGCCATTGTCACTATTTGGATAGCGCCACAACCTCATTTTGTGTTTCTATCCACACCCTAGCGCCGCAACTAAGGGGCTTTTCAGGGCTGTAAATTACCTTCGCTGCAACCTCACCATCCTTGTCGTAAATCACGGCCTCGCTTGCGTAGGTGTTGTCCTTGTACGTTTTTACCGTTAGCGGTGGTTCTTGCTGGTCGCTTTTAATGTTGGCCCTAATTACGTGCTGGTTTACATGGATAATGGTTTTCACTTTGTTACCACTTTTCCTTGTCGGCCCAAAATGCCGCAGACATCTTGCCCTTTGCTATGTTCTTGGCGTGTCGCGCCTTAAAGCTTTCGCGCTTGCGTTTCATGGCGGTACTTTCACCTGCTTTTGGCTTGCCAGCAGTCTTAGCGCCTTGCTGCCCAAACCGTATAAGCTTTACCTCGCTTCCGACCTTCGCAAGTACGACATGGCTTTTAGTCGGGTGGTTAGGCGTGCGCTTAGCTTTGTTGTAGCCAGATAAACCGTTTTTCGTTAGGCGGGGGTCTTTTGCCATTTCATTTATCCTTACTGTTCCAAAGTTCAAATAACACCTGCACCTTTTCTTGCAGCGTTTTAATGCTAGCGTCCATCTTTGCCAGTACGATAACCAACGTTATGAAACCCAATGCAACTGGCCATAGCGCGCCAATTGCCTGTATGCCATCAACGGTTTCCACAGTCTAATCACCTTCCAACCCAAGGGCCGTATTCATTACGTGCGCCTTCCATAAGTCCATTATGTACAGCATGTGTGCTTCATCTGTTAGTTGGCCGTTTGACCAAACCTCTAGATCGCCGTCATTACTCCAGCCAAGCACAATGCATTCAGAAAATCGCCCTAACGCACCTGTTAGCAAAGTATCAGCATCTGACTGCTGGGCAGACGGTTCCTTTTTTACTAGCTGGATAACCTTTTTTGGCGGCACCTTGCTACCTTTGTCATCGCCTGCCATTAGCGCGTAGCCCTGCGTACAGCTTTACGTTCTGCTGCTGTGTAAGACGCTTTTTTCTTGCCTGCCGTACGCGACTTATTTTTTGCTCTGCTGCCTGCGGCTTTTTCGCCCGCACTTAAACTTTTGCGCGCAGCTTTGGGTAGGTACCTGCTTTTGCCTTTCTTACCTGTATAGCCCCAATCCTCCTTACCCCACTTTGTAAGGCTATTACTGCTGGTTTTAGCGCCAGAATACTTGCCACCCATATCCTTGTAATACTTGACCGCTAACTGCATAGCGCGGGCGCTATGGCCGCCCATCTTGCGCTTGGCTTTTGCCTTAGCTTTTTCCCAAAGTTTAGGGTTGCTCTTTTTTGCTGCTGGCATCAAATAACTCCAAAAATTTTAAAGCCAATGTAAATTCCAACAGGTAGTACAATTAGCACTCCAGACCCCCATAATAGGGCGGTCATTAATAGCGCTATGTTCTGCGCCTTTTTACGCTTAGCTACCTGCGCTACTTTTGCGCGGTGCCTTTTTCGCTCACTCTGGAATTTAAGCCAATCATCGTACATGTCTGGCCTGCCAGCATAGATCATATGTTCTTTAAGCCATTCTTCCTGCGCTTTGATCTTTTCCATTTCCATGAAGCAAGCCATGTCATCCTTGTTGCCGTTGGCGTTAGCCCTCTTGGCTATAGCTGACTTGCTGTCAAAGTATTTGGTTGCCTGCTCGGCTACGTCATAAATTTCACGCCCATTAGATAGTGCGCCTTTAAGGACTTGAAATGCCGCATTAGCTGCTGCTATCTCGGCCAGCATTACTGCTCACGCTGCACGCCTTTGACCTTTTCCACGCTTCTCATAGCGCCAAGGCCAAGCATACCCATCAGAACCGGCATCATTTCAGCCATCGCTATAAGCGGCAGCCGAACATCCGATTCAACTAACTCCAGAACCATGTTAGTTACTGGAATAGTGATAAAGTTTCCTGCGAACCCCAACACGCATACCCAGCCCAATGCGGGCCTCCACCCAGCCACAAACAAACTTTTGTGGGCGGCTTCTACCTTATTTACCTCAATTTGTGCTATCGCACTTTCATGCGCCTGCTTTGAGGCCATTGTTGCAATTTCATGCGCCAAAGCATTTTTTGTGTCTTTATCTTCAATAAATTTGTCGAGTAAGCCCGTAACTGGGGCGATAAGTTGCGCTAGCATTATTCTTGCCTCCCTCTACCTAAGAAAACCGCAAATGCACCGGTAAGAGCACCCGTCATAACGCTGCACAGAGCAGCCTGTTCTGGGCTTGGATCGGGCAGTGTCATAAACCATTCGATAACGCGCCAAGTCATAACAATAAGCGCTACCATCATTACCCTTGGTATAACCCGCAGGTCATCTAGTAACTGGGTAAAGCCTACTTTTTGCGTTTCTTCGACCATGATGATGTCACCTTTTTGCCGCTCTTTTTGGCTGCGGCGCTTGCTGCTGCTTTGCCTTTCTTGGTGTATGGGTATTTTTTCCCGCCTACGCTTGGCATGCTATTTGTCCTCACCGGTTATTAGTGCTGCAATGGTCTTAGCGCGCTTACCAACTTGCTTGGCGTAGCGGCTATCAAGTAATTCTTTGGCGGCCTCTATATAATCACCGTCATCTAAAGCCGCAATCATGTTTTTAAACTTGCGGAAAGTGGTGCCACCAACGTTAAAGTGGAAATCCACCAAGCCTGCCTGCTGGCTTTTGCTTAAACCTTCAAACCATGTAAATTTTTGCAGGTCATTAATGGTGCGGTTAATGTCGTTTTCAAGCAGGTAGTCTATTTCGTCTGGGCTTAAGCCAAGCCCGCCTTCTGGGTCTATGTTTCGCCCAACCCCTACGGTTAGCTTGCCCTCACTACACTGGTATCCAAATGGTTCAACGCCCTCATGGCGGCGCAGCATGTCTATTAACTGTTTGCGTGTCATGGGGAAGCCCACCATTTACCAGTAGCAACAAAGGCTAAAGCGCCAAGAATGCTAACTGCTAAAACCTTGCCAAAGAAATGTAGCGCACTGCTTTTAACATCGCGCCAATCGGATATCAGGGTGCGTATTTCGTAAAGATCGCGTTTAGTATCGGGATCATTAGTTAGGCCAAGCTGATCTAGCGCCTTAGAAGCGCCCCGCTGGGCTGCCGCGTCCAAAAGGTCATCTAATTCAGCCCTTGTCAGGCCAATTGTTTGAGTTTCGTCATTCATACCGCCCTACCGCACAGAAAAAAAGCTTATGTTTAGTACCTATTATATGGCGCTATTAATATGCGTCCACAACTTTGAAGTAGTGCCAGTGGTTTTAAATGCGGTAATAAACAGGCGTGTAGCGTTGTGGGGTAGGGCCATAGGCTATTAGTGTTGGGCATTGTAGGTGCTTATTAAACAGGGCTTCCCACCACTCACGGCTTTTTAGCGTTACGTGGGCATTTGTTCCATCAGATAAGGTGGCTGTACTGGGGTACTGGGCTACGGTTGCAAACACGAATTTAGGGTTGCACTGGCCCCAATAACCAAGCACTTCGGGCAGTAGTTCTTCCGGTATATGCTCCAGCACATCACAGGAAACAATTGCGTCAACAATACTTGGGTCTGGGCGGCTTGTGTACTCGGGAACCCCTATATCGTGCATTAATATACTGCAATCAAACAATCTACCCACTTGGCGGTTTCGGTAGGCGTAACCCTTGCCACAACCAAAGTCCAAAAAATTGCTGGGCTTGTAGCGCCCAACTAAGTCTTGAATATCCCAAACCCAATTTAGTAGCATTTCGCCCATCATGGTTGCGGGGTTTTCAATACTGTTGCGGGCATGTACTTCCCGATAATAAGCCTTGTAACTCTCGTTGGTTTTGTCCGTCAACCCTATCGCGCCGCGCATAACTACTCCGGCTTAGGGTGTGCTGATTTGATGGGGTCGATAATATCGGCCTTCCACGCATCAACCCCGTTATGGTAAATGTAATCAAGCTGCTCCACTATGGCTGGATACAGTTGCTGCCTTTCTTGGGCATATGTTAGGGCAGGGTCTCCCTCTACCACCTGTACCACAACTGCCTGCCCGTTAATGTTTAGCCGTGCGTGCCTTGTGCTTTGCGTGGCAGGGTTAACCACTTTTGAGTGGATATGGAATGGCAGCCAGTTTTCATCTGTGGGTACTGACTGCGGCCCCATTGTTATTTGCTCAAGTTCATCGTCCCACTTTACCCATAATTCCATTACCTAAGCCCTCCAAGCTCACCACTTACTTCATATACAGTGTCCGTTGCTGGCCCATATATCAGCACGCCATTTGGCGCTGTTCGCCGTGTTAGCACTAAGGCAAGCTCTGTTTTGTTATCTGTTGCCGCTGACATACCACCGCTGACAGCCCAGCCATTAAATTGGTTTGCCCCATGGCTATAAAAGCCACCAGTACCAACGACTACAAAGCCGCTTGAAGGTGCCACCGTAAATGTGTAACTGGTGCCGGTGCTTAAGCCTGTCATGGTGTCGACGTATATGGTGGTAGTGCTGCCGTTGTAGCTGGAAGATACAACTTGATAAGAATTACCACTGTTAGTCATGGTCGCGCCTGTCTGCGCAATAGCCGTCTTATCGCCAGAGGCGCTTAAGAACCTAAACTGCCCACCCATAACATTAAAGGCCACCGCTGTCGCGGTAAGGCTTTGGCTTGTGGTGCTAGTGTTGGGGTTTTTCATTTGCAGTTCTATCTGAACAAAGCACGCGCTGCTCAAGGTAGTTGATGCAACACCCGTTAAATCTGCAAATGGAA